AACAAGTAGTCCGTATTGATGGGACAGCCCCGTGAATAGGGGCTGTCCCATCAATACGGACTACTTGTTGTTGTTCCACACAGGCTTGCAGCCGGACTCGCGGCCGGCCGGGCAGAACCATCCCGACCAGTTACCGCGCGCACTCGTACCAGACTTGTAGATGCGAGTACCGTGAGGGCAGGTAGGAGCGTCCATTCCGGGAGGAGCGGAATTCTGGGGGGCACTCTGCCATCCGCCACGATTCTGCTGAGGCTGAGGGGGAGCAGCCTGGGGGGCGGACTGAGGCATCCGGAACAGCTGAGCGGCCTTAAGAACGACCTCGTGAAGCTGATCATTACTGAAGGCAGATCGCATCATTGATGCGAGCTCTCCGGCGCTGCTAGCCCGGAAAACAATCCACGGAGCATCGTATCCGGCCCCAGCCTTGAGTGTGACGGAAACCTCTCGTGCCGCGTCGTCGATATCGGGAGTGGAAATAGTCAAGGTCGGAGCCCCCTTCTGGTTCTGGTCGTCACTGCCATCGGTACTGTCGTCAGAGTTGTAAGGGGGCTCAGAAACGGTCAGCTGGTCCCCCCAAGGGTCGTTAGCAAACGGGTCAGTCATTGTCGTTCTCCTTTTCCGGGGTTACGTCGTCTACTTGGGGATCGTTACTTAATGGGGCATGCGCCGGTGGCACATGATTCGTCGATGGAATCCGAGACCTGCTTAGCAGATGCTTCCTCGTATTCCTCCTTAGAGATAGCCTCATAGGGAGACTGAGGTCTCACGTCACTCCTCGGCATAATCGTCATACCCTTGACGAGGGGACCATAGTTGGTGATGGTATTCGTGAGCCCTTCCACCGTGTATTCGTCAGCATTAATGTTCGCTGTCATCGAGATCGCATTGTCCGCCCATACCTCCTGGACTACCGCCTGTACGGCAAGAAGGTCTTGTAGATCGATTTCATCGGCGGACTCGACAATCGTTTCCGGATAGCCGAGAGCAGTCACCTCGTCAACCAACTTCTCCTTGGTTGGGATTTCTACGACCATCGTGTTGGCCGCGTACAGGTCGGGTTCGACCCTGTATCCCTGAGCCTTATAGTCGTCGATCATCTTCCTCTCTTCGGGGCGAAGAGTGGAAAGCCGAATCCGACGAATGAAGTAACGGGCGTAAATGGGGTGGATCCCCTCGGTAACTCCCGGCAGCTTGCTAATGGTCCCAGTAGGAGCGACCGTGGTAGTTTTCACAGGAACGGGAATTCGAAGCTCGAAAGCGTAGATTGCCACAGCACGGTAAACCTCATCTCGAAGCTCTCGAAGAATGTTCACAAACTCTTCGCTCTTCCACGCTTCCGAGAAGCGGATTCCGAGCTTTGCAAGCATCCCNTGCACCCCGGTGATGCCCACGCCGATCCTCCGGTTCTTGTCCATGATGTTCCGGGAACGCGCATCATTGACGTCACCGAAAGTGGCTCGAAGAAGGAATCGCGCCATCAGGTGGGCTGCCTCTTTGGCTTCTTCCAGTCGAAAACTCTCCCCCTTCCGCTTCGGTGCAAAGTAGTCGAGGTTGATGTGTCCCAGGTTGCACGCCTCCCACTCCTCTAGCGGGATCTCGCCACACGGGTTAGTGGAGTCGACAACTCCCAGCTCGCCTTCCTGCGAGTAACTCCAGTTCCAAATTCCAGGTTCCCCGTTGGCGAGCATTCCTGCGCAAATCTCTTCCAGGATCGCCTTGGCCTTGGGGTCGTTTTCATTCAGCCGATCGAAGAATTCATCATCGACGGCTACGGAAATGTTTGTCGACCAGTGCTTAGAAGGGTCTCGCTTACAGGCAATGAAATCGTGAATGTGTGGATCATTCCAAGGAAGGATACTCATTCGAGCCGAGCGCCTAACCCCACCAGAGACGACGCATTGAGCGATCGCATGATCGATGCTCATAGCATCAAGCGGGTTTAGGGGTCGACCCTCCCGATGACATCTGTTCAGCACTTCTGCTGTATCAATCAGCATCCGTGCGAGTGGGAGTGGACCGCTCGCAGTTCCTCCGAACTGGCGCAACGGTGCGCCCTCGGGGCGGACACGGGAGACATCAAAAATGATTCTCTCGTCGGCTCCTTCATCGGCCGGATGGAATGCGGTTTCGATCAGATCGGATAGGGCTTCGGCCCATCCCTCCCGGCTGTCGGCTACCTCATGGGGCCAATAACTAGCCAAAGCGCTTAGGTATCCCCGATCAGTGAGAACTCCCGCATCCTTCAGCTTCTTGTAATCGGGATGGTTCTCATCCATCACGATGTAGACAGACAAGGGATGCTTGGGCTTGCCGTACTTGGATACTTTCTCGGTGGAGTAGTTGGCTCCTACGCCGCCTCCTTCCATGAGGCGCAGGAAGGTGAACGTGAAGTGACTACTGGGCTCGTCTCCCCAGCCAGAATGCCAGCAGTTAAAAAGATACTGTCGTCCTGGCACTCCGGAGGCCCAAAGGTGTCTGCCTGCCGGCAGGATCCCGAAGTTTTCCATCAGCTCGATGAGCCGTTCTCTCTCCCGGTTAATGTGACGGTTGTTAGGGACGAGAGCGAGGTTACCGTCAACCACCCGCCGGACGGTCTCAGGCCAAGTCTCTTTAGTCCCATCCGGCTTGTTTCGGCTGTACGTGCGCTCGTAGACGAGCTTCCCCGAAGGACCCCAGGGAATGCTATTCGTTTCTACCAAGGTTGATCCCCTTTCTAATTTCCTTGATTGTCTTGATCGGCAGGCCAAGAGCCTTAGCTAGGGTTCGGTCTCTGACAAGACCTGACATTTTCGCCACTACATAGATGTCACCTATCGTCGGCTGCTTATCTTTGTCATTGTCTTTATTGGACATGGTCACGTTCCCGGATCCGCTGAAACTCAATCACAGGATCGGTGTGAAACTTGTAGTATTCATCTGGCATTGTTTGCCCTCCGGCAGTCTCCAAAGCGTGGGATGTTGGGAGTCGATTTCCCAACTTGGGGCCGTCATGCCAGAACTCCTCGCGACGCCTCCGCTCCTGCGCATAGTTAACGTAGTGAGTAAGCAACTTGATCGCCTTCGAGTGAGTATTCTGCTCTGACCGAGTCAGAGTCTCCTTATCGTTGTAGCGCTTAGCAAGGACTCGCTTATGTGAGGGCCTAAGCCTCCCATAAGCTTCATCCAGGTCGGCGAACTTGATTACAGCCTTTTCGGTGTTGATCCTCGCTTCTGGAAGCTCGGAAGGATCACCAAGTGTTTTGAAATATTCGGGAAGAAGAGCCTTAACTTCTTCACTAGAGTACACCCACTGGTCTGAATAGTGAACGTAGCGGGCTGTCTCGCCCTGGCAGTATCGGAAACCCGCACGCTTGTATGCAGCGAACAGTACTCCTTCGCCCTTCTCCTTAGCGTTGGCGAAAGCCTTCGGGTTCTCCAGGATTGCGAGAAGTATTGCCTGCCTCACATCTTCCAACTCGAAAGTTCTAGGGTACGAGTTGACAACTACCCTGGCCGCCTTATCGACGTCGTCCATTACTTCAGTTGTGATTTCGAACTTCATCTGTCCCCCTACTTGCTGTTACCTTTGCTCCCCTTTCCTCCGTACAACTTCCCAGACGCCATAAAAGAGCCGTCTTTTTGCACGGGAATTAGTTCCGGGTACACGCGGGAGCCTTCGATGTGAATGATCGCAAACCCCTGCTGCCAGTTTGCGGATCCTGACTTCAGATACGTTGCCTTCCGAATGTCCATGAGGTGTCCGACTTCCACACCCCAGCGGGTGTATGTTTTCCCCTCATACCCGTACGTCTCAGCACTCACCCCCAACCTGTGGGTGTGCCCTTGGATAACGCTCTTCCCAATCTTGTTTGCGGCCCGCATGGCTGATCTGCCAGCCAGTTGTGACAGAGGCAGTCCGAGATGGCCGTGAGTGACAACCCAGTCGGGGGCGATGTCGTAGAATCCGCGAATCACTTCGATTTCGTACTCGTCGAGCCTCAGCAATGTTTCCAGGTGGAATGCTCGGCTCTCCGCGAGAGCAGGAGCATATTTCTCGAGGTATTCGCGAGCACGGGAGTCATGGTTACCCTCGATTACCTTTACTGACCCAGCGTAAACGTCACGGAGGGGTTTAACGAAGTTCTTGATTCCGTACTCGGCATCCTTGAACACACTGCCCTCGAACTCTGCCCGAGTATCTTTTGACCACCTCGACGGTTGGGGGAAATCCATAAGATCCCCGATTTGAACCACCTCGTCGGGTCGATACTCCTTGATAAACCCCAGTACGTTCTTTAGTGCCCTTCGGTCTTCAAACGGCATCTGGAGATCGCTGATAATTACAACGCTTCTCAAGCAGCACTCTCCTCTTGGCTCTCATCCAACTTTAGACGGTCAACATTCCCAACATAAACGTAGACATCGTAGGAAAATGGCATCTCGGGATCGGAGTAGACGAGGAATCTACCCTCGGCTGCGAAAAGCACACGGCCATCGTCCTCGACATCTTCAAGAGCTTCTACAAGCTCGACCACCTTGTTGTAAAGGTCTTCCGGACTCGGTACCCCTCTACGGTTGCCGTAAAGCCATCCCTTTAGGGCAAAAAGCATGGAAAGCTCTTCGAACGAGAGATCCATGTCCAAAACGTTTGGGGCTTCCTCATCCAATGTTCCATACCTCCTTCGCCGCATCCTCCGTGACCTTAGAAAGGGTCTTGAACGCTTCCCGAAGTCGCCGCACACGGATGATGAGCATTGACGAGTATGCAATCAAGTCGAGGGCCTCCTCCTCGGCCATTTCTAGGAGCCGGTAGAGAGACATTTCCTCGAATGCCTGCTTATCCCCAAGGTCGTACTGGGATTTACCAACCCCGAGAATCCGCTCCTGTACGGCAGCAGAAACAGCTTTCTTAACTTCTGCTGCCAGCTCTTCACTGGTCACAGCCCCTCCCCTGGTGGTCGAACGAAAACAGGATCACGTCATTAGTCTCGTCCTCTAGGACCACCTCATCAACCGGGTACCCCTCACCATCTGAAATCTCGCCCTCATCATTGATGGTGGCGTGCTGAAAATACACCTTCGATTCCGAAGGATACATTTCCAGTACTGCGATAAGTTCCCCAACGGTTTGGAATCCGTTACCCATTGATTCCCACCTTTCTTCTCAGGCCGGCTTCTCCGTGCTCGAGGAAGAAGCTATTTACATCCCCTCCGGTCATCGGCACCATTCGGGTGTTCTCCAACAGTTCTGAGATTTGGCGGGCCAGGCTGATTCCCGGCTCGTCATCGTCGTGCAGCACGAATACTGCCTGATATTGCACGAGCAAACGCCTCCACCGTTTTTGCCAAGCCTGCGCGCCCGGAATACCGATGGCGGGAAGACCACACTGCTCGGCAATCATGGTGTCAAACTCTCCTTCACACACCACGATCCCTGACGTCTCCCTTTCCAAGGCAGACACGTTGAAAATTCGGGGAGGATCCCCGGCCATACTCATGTATTTTGGGCCTTCTCCTTTCAGGCGACGGAATCGCATTGACACGACCGTACCGTCAGGAGTGATATACGGTATGGCCAAACATCCTCTTACGTGCTCGTGTCCTGGAAGCGGATTTTCTACCGATCCGATTCGAAATCGTCGAATCGTTTCTTCGGTCATTCCCCGCTTCACCAAATAGTCTGCGGCCTCCTCGCTTAGATCCTTCTCGTACTTCTCGGTAGCTTGGGCCAAGAATTTCTTGAGCCCTTCGCTCGGCACTGGCGTAATCAATGTTCTCCTTCCACGCAATCAGTGTTACCGCATTGCCATGAGCCGGGCACGAGTGACACTTGTAACCTGTGTAATTGACGCTTGCGGAAGCGTTTTGGTCGTCGTGGAATACGCAGCGGATCGGCTTCCACCGACAGCCTGGTGTTAGGTCTGGGACATCGGCACCGTAATATTCAAGGATTTTTCCAATGGGAAGGTTCATAGCCTTTACCTTCCAAAAACCGGCTCATCTGTTGATGCTCCCAGATGAGGGTTAGACCGTCCGGGATGCGCATAATGAACATCCCGTCTTCGACGCCCTTACCTCGCTGCTTAACCAGTAGTGCATACCATCGGTACCCGTATTTCTTGGCCTTAGCCGCGGTTTCTCTCAGCCATTCGCCGATCCGAAGCGGGGACCTGTTTTTCGCTTCAAGAATCCAGCCGTCCACTCCATCAAAATCCCCAACATCATTAGGTCCACGAACATTTCCGTTCCTGCGAAAATTAGGAAAAATAGATTCCGCAAATTTGACGATATCGTATTCCCACCTGTAGCCTTTAGCTCTTGATGCCCTCCCACTCACCTTGATCAATTCCCTCCTGTTTATCGCTAATATCCATGACCTCGAGATTACAGGCCAGTTTTACTGTCAAATTCCCACTGGCGCTTGCTTTGCCGAACCTGTTCTTAACGATCGCTACCCCGAGGTCCTCGCCCCCTAGGGGATTTTCCTCCCTGTAAAGGGTTAGGACCAGAACAGGCAGCTTAGATACTTTGTTTCTAAGCCCAGAAAGAGGGACTGGATCAGTGGATCCTTCATACTGCCCTGTCACGTGGTGCAGGACGATTACACAGGATTGTGTAATTCTCGCCAGCTCGTGGAGATAAGACAGAATATTCTCGTCTGCCTGATAGCCTTCACTTTCGCCGTCGGGGGAAATATTCATGAGGTTGTCGATAACGATAATTTCAGGCCATTTCCCCCACAGGTCCGCGTAGGCGAAAACTACTTCCTCAATCGTGTCCAGGGTTAATGTCGCATCGAAAACAAAGCGGAGTCTAGAGAGTTCTCTAAGCGTGTCATTGTATTTTCCGGTTCTTAGCTCTCTCTGAACCTCGAGGAGAGGGATACCTGTCAGCATTGAGACGGCCCGGGCGGCCTGAGTGATTTCGTCGCTGTCTGCGGAAAAATAGAT